CCGAGCAGAGAGCCCGCGAGGAGAATGAGCGCCATGAACGCGAAGAGCGCGAGCGGATGGAGGCCGAGCGGCAGGCCCGCATCCAGGAAGAGCAGGAGCGGATGGAGGCCGAGCGCCGCAAGCTGCGCGAGGAGCAGGAGGCCATGGAGGCCGAGAAGCGCCGGATCGAAGAAGAGCGCCTGGCCAAGATCCGCGCCGAGGACGAGGAGAATCGCCGCCAGGAGCTGGCGGAGCAGGCTCGCCTTCGCGCCGAGCAGGAGCTCAAGGAGCGCCAGGAACGCGAAGAGCGCGAGCGCCGGGACCGGGAAGAGGCCGAGCGGATGGCCAAGGAGCGCCAGGAGATGCTGCGCCCGGACCGGGAGAAGCTCAAGCTCTTGGCCGGATCCCTGTGCGCCCTGCCGTTTCCCAACCTGACCACCGCCGAGGGGCACAAGGCCATGGCCCGGATCGAGAAGAAGTTCGACGCTCTGGCCGAGTTCATCGTCATGCAGGCCGAGAAGATGGCCGAGGAGCCCGAAGAGGTCGAGCCGCTGGAGGCGGCCACGGCATGAAGCCGCGGCGGATTCTGGAGCATGAGCCGTGCCGGTGCTGCAAGGGGAGGTTCCCCGAGATCTGCCTGACCTGCAAGGGCGCCGGCATCACCGACAAGAGGATCACGATCTACCCCGATGGGGGAAGAGAGATGGAGAGGCCGCGATGACCACGGAGAACAACAACAGAGACATGATTGTCCATGAGGCCAGGGCCATCACGCCCATGGACCTGATCCAGCAGGCCAGCGGGGCGGGGGCGTCCATCGAAAAGATGGAGCAGCTGTTCACCCTTCAGCTGCGCTGGGAAGAGAACGAGTCGAAGAAGGCTTATCACCGGGCCGTCGCCGCCTTCAAGTCGGAGACGATCAACATCGTCAAGGATAAGAAGGTCGGCTACACCAACAAAGACGGGACCTTCACCGGCTACACCCACGCCACCCTTGGCAACATCGTCCAGACCATCATCCCCATCATGGGCAAACACGGGCTGTCCCATTCGTGGAACGTCGAGCAGGCGGGCAACATATCGGTGACCTGCCGGCTGGCCCACGAACTCGGACACTCCACCTCCGTCACGATGGAAGCCGGCAAAGACGACTCCGGCAAGAAGAACGCCATCCAGCAGGTGGCCTCGACCATCACCTACCTGGAGCGCTACACCCTGCTGGCTATTACCGGCCTGGCCACGGCCGACCAGGACGACGACGCCAAGGAGAGCGAAGCGCCCAAGGTCCAGCTCATGGACGACGAGCAGCTGGCCAATATCGACGCCCTGATCTGCGAGACGGGGGCCAACGTGGCAGCTTTTTGCAAATACATGCGGGTGGAGAAAATCACCGACATCCCCGCTGCCCACTATGTGGCCGCCGTACGGGCCTTGGAGAAAAAACGGAAGGAGGCGAAGTAATGAGCGCTGCTATCGAACAGAGGACTGAGGAATGGTTTGCCGCCCGCTTGGGCAAGGTGACCGCCAGCAAGATCAACGATGTCATGGCCCGGCTGAAAAATGGCGGGGAGGCGGCCGGGCGCAAGAACTACCGGGTGCAGCTGGCCGTCGAACGCCTGACGGGGCAGAAGACCAACACCTTCGCCAACGGGGCCATGCAGTGGGGGATCGATCAGGAGCCCTTCGCCCGCGAAGCCTATGAGTTCATAGCCGGGACTTCCGTGGAGCAGGTCGGCTTCGTCGATCACGCCCACCTCCCCATGGCCGGGTGCTCTCCGGACGGGATGATCGGGAGCGACGGCATGTGCGAGATCAAGTGCCCCAACACCGCCACCCATGTCGAATGGATGCTGGCGGGTAATGTCCCCCCCGAGCACGTCAACCAGATGCTCTTCCAGATGGACTGCTGCAAGCGGCAGTGGTGCGATTTCGTCAGTTACGACCCGAGGATGCCGATCGATCTGCAGCTCTTCGTTAGGCGTCTGCACTGGGACGACGCCGCCATCGAAAAGATCCGCTATGAGGTCATCGCCCTTCTCGACGAAGTAGATCAGCTGATCACTCAGCTCGAAGCGATCCGCGCATGAAGACCGTCCTTCGCACCGAGCAGGACCGCAACCGCCTGCGGGAGATCGTAGAAAGGATGCCTCTCGACCCTCCACGGGAGGTGGAGATCCGTATCGCCAAAGATGCCCGGTCCATCCAGCAGCATCGATTGTACTGGGTCTGGAATACCCACATCGCCGGGGAGACCGGACACTCCAAAGACGAGATCCACGAGATGAACAAGGAGCGGTTTCTCGTGCGGATCTACGAAAGGGACGATAGCGGCTTTGCGGCCATGATCGAAGCGGTGCGAGAAGTTTACAGAAGGGGGATGAAGGTCCAGGGCCAAGCCCTCAAAAAGGAAATACTCCGCCTGACTTCGACGGCGACGGCCAACAAGGAACAGTTCACGGAATTTCTGAGCGACATGGAGCGCTATTACATGGACCAAGGGATTTATCTCCCAAGGCCGGAAGATGTTTATAGGGAGGCTATGGCGGCATGAAAGAAGAGTGGAGACCAGTTCCTGGATGGGAGGGAGTTTACGAAGTCTCGAGCTTTTGTCGGGTGCGGAGCTTGACCAGACAGATATCAACGTGTGGAAGGTCAAGGACTTTCACAACCAGGGAGCTTAAGGGGAGGCTTTTGGTCCCGACTCTGGACAGGGCCGGATACTTACGGGTGGACCTGAAGTTTGGGAGGAAGAGAAAGAATTCTTTGCTTCATCGAGTCTTTGCAGAGGTGTTTATACCCAACCCAGAAGGGAAGCCCCACATCAACCACAAAGACGGAGTGAAGACGAATAACGACTCAAGCAACCTCGAATGGTGCAGCCACAAAGAAAACATGGGACACGCATTCTCCACCGGCTTGACGCCAAGACCTAAAAACGGATCTGGCGAACTGTCACCGGCAAGCAAGTTGGCAGCAGAAGATGTTGCCGAGATCAAGGAACGCCTGAAAGCAGGGGAAGGCGGGGGCAGCATCGCCAATGATTATCCCGTCAGCCGTAATGCAATCTACGAAATAAAAGCAGGCCGATCATGGAGGGCCGCATGAGCGAAGAGGCCGCCATCTACGCATTTCCGAAACGGCAGCGCTGGGAGTCCAAGAAGTACCGGGACGCCGCCAAGGATCAGCCCTGCACCCTGCGACTGTCCTGCTGCAACCGCGACAAGAAGACCACCGCCCTGGCCCACCGTCCGGGCGCGGGCATGGGGATCAAGGCCGACGACTTCGACGCGGTGGACGCCTGCAGCGCCTGCCATGACGCACTGGACGGCCGCGCCGACTGGCCTGAGGGGTACGACAAGCGGGAGGAGTTCGAGCGTGCCCGGTGGGAGACGGTGACCAGCCGCCTTAGAAGAGGAGTCCTCAGGTGATTCGTGCCTGCTTTGCCGACAATGCCGACCTGCCGCTGGTCTACAATCACGACACGGGGGAGGTGTGGAACTGCACCCCGGCCGCTCAGGGGACGCCGAAGGCTGCCTGTCCCCACTGGCAACCGCAGCGGGCCATCGACCTAGCCCTCGACATCCTGGGGGTGAAGGAATGATGCAGAGTAAGTCCCATCAACCCGAGAAAGGAGACACCCGATGTTCAACAAGGAGGACTATCCACCGCTGACCCTCGCCAACATCAAGATCTGGCTGGCCGAGCGCACGGACGTGAAGATTCTGGGATAAACAAAATGGGCGGGTGCCGTGGGCGTAAGGGGCGGCAGTAAAGGAGAGAGTGTGATGATTCAATTTTTTGTACCGGGGACCCCGGTCCCCAAGGGGAGCGCCAAGGCCTTTGTCAACAAGCGCACCGGCCGCGCCCAGGTGTTGCAGGATAACCGGGAGAAGCAAAGGCCGTGGGCCTCGCTGGTTTCCTTCCAGGCGCAACAGGTGGTTTCCGCCGTCACCGTCGGCCCGGTGCGCCTCACCCTGCACTTCACTTTGCAACGGCCCAAGTCCCACTTCGGCAGCGGTAAGAACACAGCGATCGTCAAGGCGAGCGCCCCCTACCTGCACGTCTCCAAGCCGGATCTCGACAAACTGGTGCGCTGTGTCAAGGACGCCCTGACAGGAGTCGTTTACCACGACGACAGCCAGGTCTGTTCCCTGGTGACAGGCAAGGTCTACGGGGACCGGACGGGGGTTCTGGTCAAGGTGGAGGCGCTGTGAACCTCTATCCCCGCACCCGCCAGATTATCCTGGCCGAGAGGGTGGTCACCGAACTGCTGACGGCCAATGAAGCCACGACGCCATTTCAGGCCAAGCGGGCGCTGAAGCTCGCCATCGCCACGGCGCAGGAGTACGAGCGGGAGCGGCAGATGGATCTGGCCTACAAGGAGAGAGGAAGGAAACAGCGCGATGTCTGATGTAACGGAAGCAAGACGACAGCCGACCTTGTTTGAGGCCGACCGCCAGACGATGACGGAGGCTATTGCTATCACCACCGACTCCCTGCGGGTCTACGGTGCCAAATATGATCACTGGGTAATCGCATACAGCGGCGGGAAGGATTCCTCTGCCTTTGCCAGCCTGGTGCCACAACTGATCGCAAACGGCAACGTTCCGGTTCCGAAGAGCCTGACCGTCCTTTATGCCGATACCCGTCTCGAGCTGCCACCTCTACAGAACTCGGCCATGGTGATGCTGGACAAACTCCGGGAGCTCGGCTTCGATATCGTCGACATTCTGGAGACCTCCTGATGGAATCCTGGGACCAGTACCGCCTGCGCATGGAGACCAAAGAAAAGGAAAAGGCCCGCGAGCCCAACCCGATGGTCCGCACCTACGGTCCGGGCCCGGACGGGCGGATCTGCCGCGAGTGCCGCCACCTGATCGCCAAAAGATTTGCCAAAACCTATTACAAGTGCCGGTACCGGGCGAACACCAACGGCCCAGGGACCGATCATCGTGTGCGCTGGGGTGCCTGCGCCAAATTTGAGGAGATGCCATGAACAGGAAGGAAGTCGAGATCATCCTGAAACGGCTCGAATCACCCTAACGCTTTAGATAACCGCGCTGGCGTAGCCAGTCCGGTTGATTAGATGGTTATGCGCAGCACGCTTGGAGGATGTCATGGAACTGATAAGCGAATCCAAACCGATAGCTCGAAAGCACTACAACTGCGATGCCTGCGAGTGGATTTTTAATGGCGACGTCGGACCAGAGTTTTACACGGCTGATGAGCTGCTTCTGATCGATGCAGCCAAAGCAGACAAACGTAAAATTTTGCCTGGGCAGCGATATGTAAAGCAGACGATCAGAGATGGCCGTGAACTGCTGACGTACCGCGCCAGAATTGACATGCACGATATCTGTCTCAAGTACGACATTTTTTTAGACGCATAACACAGCGCCGAGACCTACCTGCGCATCCTGGCCCGGGAAAAGGGGGGAGGCCTGCGTGGTCGACCTGCTCGACCAGGTGAAGGCGAAGAACCGGGAGCGAGGCTATTACCTGGAGAATGCCGATGAAATGTGAAGGAAGGACAGAAGTCTATTCCCGCGTCTGCGGGTTTTTCCGGCCAGTGTAACAATGGAACAAGGGGAAGAAGGAGGAGTTCAAAGACCGGCGGGAGTATGTCGTCAAGGGAGGGCCAAACCATGACCAATTTGAAAGAGTACACCGCTTTTGACTGCGAGGAGTGCCCTTTGTCCGACTGTTACCCGGCAAATCCCATGTGCCCCGTACTGAGGAGAGAGCTGCAAGAGAAAGGTCTACCCCCTCCCGAGATACGCGAGTTGATGCAGGAGATTCCCAGGGTAGGCAGACCGAAAAAAACCCAGGCCGCCCCCCAGAATTATCAGGACCGGAAGGATTACATGAAGAAGTACAAGCACAACTACCGCCGTGTTTCCTTGCGCGGAGTCAAGCTGCGCAAGATGGACATCGAGGTCCTGGTGGATCACTTTGATCTCCACGGGGAGGGATTCGAAGCGGAGATCTCGACCATGCTGGAGTTCTGGGCGCAGCTGATCCGGGAGAAGAGGAAGGGATTATGAGGTGGTTTAAACATATCGCAATGACTCACCAGAACGAGGACGGCGCCGCCATCATCGAGACGATGGGAGCTGAAGGGTATGGCGTCTGGTGGATCATTCTGGAGGTCATCGCCTCACAGATGGACACGACAGACAAATGCAGCGCCAATTATTCGGCGAAAAAATGGGGAAGTTTCTGCGGGTTTTCTGCCAAAAGATTCCAGAAAGTTGCCGAAAAGTTGGCCGAATTTTCGTCAATTTCCGTGAAAAAAACGGGAGAGTTTTTAGAAATTGAGTGCCATAACTTATTGAAATACCGAGATGAGTACTCGAAAAAATCCGGACAAACTCCGGACAAAGTCCGGAGCAAGATACAGAAACAGATACAGAAACAGAAACAGAATACAGAGAAGAATAATAATCTCTCGTCGGGCAAGCCCGCCGATGAGTGTTTCGGTCTCGAGTCGGTGACCGCTCAGGATTTCAAAGACTGGAAGATCCTTTACCCGGAAGTGAACATCCACTTGATCATCAAGAAAGCCGTCGCCTATTGGGATCAGCATCCCGAGCGCCGGGAGAAGGACCTGAAGATCCGCGACTGGATGGTCAAGGCCCTCCAGAAGGAGCAGGACAAGATCGAGAAAGAGAGGATCGTCGCGGAGTGGTTCGAGGCGGTCTGGGAGATGTACCCACGCAAGGACGGGAAGAAGGAGGCCTTTCGGCACTTCCGGGCCAGCGTCCAAACCGAGGCCGCCTTGAACGCCCTGCACCAGGCGCTGCGCAACTACCTGCAGCATCTGGCCAGCGAGGGGACCGAGCCGCGCTTCATCAAGGCCGGATCCACCTGGTTTAACAACTGGCGCGACTGGCTGGAGCGGTCTCCCGTCGGGCCACCAGAACCGCCATCGTTCCCCCGCAGCCGGCAAGCCCTGGGGAGCGAGGTTTTAGCCGAAATGAAGAGGAGGATACAAAATGGAATGGCTCCTACTGGAGATTCTGAACGGCCTGGAGAAGCTCTATGCCATCCGCTTGAAGTACGCCCCGGCGGCCGATCAGCTGCAGAACTGCGCCCAGGGGTGGATGGAGGTGGCGATGGAGAATATCTCCCGGCCCGATCAGGTGGAGGACACCGCTCGAATTCGTGAGGCTTTCCGCAAGATGCGGGCGAGCTGCACCGAGTGGCCGGCGCCGGCTCAGCTTCTGGCCGCCCTGCCGGAGCGCAAGAGGCGGGAGGTATCCGGTAACCTGGTCATGCTTCCAGAGCCGGAGCGGCGGGAGAACTTCAAGCGGCTGGGGCGGCTGATCGCCGAGATCACCAGCGACAAGGACATCAACGGGGGGAGGATCATCCCCAACGAGAGGCACCGGGCCGAGCGGCACGGGCAGGAAACCGCCAAATAAAAGGAGAGTCGGCATGGTGAACAAGGTAATTTTGCTGGGCAACCTGGGCAAAGACCCGATATTGAAGTACACCCCTTCGGGAGCGGCGGTCTGCACCTTCAGCGTCGCCACCTCGGAAAAGTTCAAGGACAAAAGCGGTCAGATGCAGGAGAAGACCGAGTGGCACAACATCGTCGTCTGGCGCCAGCTGGCGGAGATCTGCGGCAAGTACCTGCAAAAGGGGAAGACGGTCTACCTCGAGGGGAAGATCCAGACCCGCAGCTATGACGACCGCGACGGGGCGAAGCGCTATATCACCGAAATCGTCGCTGACCAGATGCGCATGGTCGGGTCAAGAGAAGGGCAGGGGCAAGGGGGAGATCGTGGCGCACCGGGCAAACCTCGAAGCGAGGGACCCTCCGGTGGCGGGATGAGCGAGCCGCCTTTTAACCCGGATGACAATGTTTACTTCTTCCATCCCTACGACCTGATGGAAAGGACGATGCGATGAGCGGTTTCAAGACCCGCAGCGGCGATCCGGCCGTCCAGGGGGAGGATGGCGGATGGTATCAGCCGACGGTGAACCCCTTCGGGCACGGCTGCTGTGACTGCGGCCTCTATCACCAGGTGGAGTTCGCGCTGGTCGATGAGGCGGGCAATCCGGTCCCCCTTCCCGAGGGGATGGCATTGGCCCTGCGCTTCGCCCGGGACGAGGAGGAGACACAAAGACTGCGGAGACACAAAAACTGTTCCCCATAACAGGGGAACAACTCGGATGAAATAAACTTTCGTTTATGTTTCCATCCACCCTATGAATAGTGTGAAGAGGGACATACGCGAAGGACAAAGGGAAGCAACTTCTCCGGGAGTCGCTTTCTCTTTTGGAGCCGACCATGGCCGCGCCTAAGGGGAACCGCTTCTGGGAAGCGAGAAGCTCCCACGGGCGCAAGCCGATCTTCGGCAAGCCTGAGGATCTGTGGGACGCCTGCGCTCAATACTTTGTCTGGGTGGAGGATAACCCGCTCTGGGAAGCCAAGCTCACCTCTTACCAGGGTGAGAACAAGATCGAGAAGCTGCCAAAGATGCGGGCCATGACCGTCGGCGGCCTGTGCATTTTTCTCGATATAAACCGGAAGACCTGGGCCGACTACGCAAAACGAGAAGATTTTATTCCCGTCTGCATGCGAGCAGAGGAAATCATCCGGGATCAGAAGTTCTCCGGCGCCGCCGCCGAGCTGCTCAACCCTTCCATTATCGCCCGCGACCTGGGCCTGGCCGACAAGCGCGAGAACACCGGCAAGATCACCCTGGAGGACCTGCTAACCGAGGGGTACAAATGAGGCGGATTTGCTCATGGTGCAACGACGTGATGGGCGAGAAGCCGGGAGTTTCCGACGAGACCCACGGCATTTGCATCCCCTGCCTAGCCCAACACTTTCCCGGCATGGAAGCCGCCGCTGCCGGGCTGTTTAAACCACACGATCTGGTAGAGAGTGCCGAGATTCCCCGGGTCGAAACCCTAGGAATGGTACGCCCCAACTTCCCAGGCGAAAGGGTGTGGGTCAAAGGATGAGCAAGGCGGACCGCTCCAGATCCAGGCTTTGCGCCTGGAGGGAATACCCGGCCCAATTCGTCCACGAGAACTTCGGGGTCGAGCCGGACGCCTGGCAGAAGGAGGCCCTGGAGAGTCTTGCCGGTGAGCTCAACCCGCGCCGCCGCGTGCACCTGAAGGCCTGCACCGGCCCCGGCAAGACCGCGCTGCTGGCCTGGGAGGGATGGCGACGGCTGGCCTGCTACGGGCACAAAGGGGAGCATCCCAAAGGGGCGGCCCTGGCGGTGACCAAAGACAACCTCAAAGACAACCTCTGGCCGGAGCTGACCAAGTGGCAGACCCGCTCGGAGTTTCTCACCGCCACCTTTACCGCCACCAAGGAGCGGATCTACTACAACGATTTCCCGGACACCTGGTTTCTCTCGGCACGATCCTATGCCAAAGACGCCGACTCCGACGCCATCGGCCGGGCACTATCCGGCCTGCACAGCCAGTATCCGTTTATCCTCCTCGATGAGACCGGCGACATGCCCACCGCTGTCGGCCGGGCCGCCGATCAGATCTTCTCCGGCTCGCCTACCGATGCGCTGATCCTTGGCGCCGGCAACCCGACCAGCACCGACGGCCTGCTCTACGCCTGCTGTAACGTGCTGCGGGAGATGTGGAAGATCATCACCATTACCGCCGATCCGGACGATCCGCGGAGAACCCCACGGGTGGAGAAGGCCCACGCCGAGGAGATGATCCGTCTCTACGGCCGGGACAATCCATGGGTGATGGCCACCATCCTTGGGCTCTTCCCGTCGGCCGGTTTCAACGCCCTGCTGGGGATCGAGGATCTGGAGGCGGCCATGAAGCGCCACTACCGGATCGACCAGTACGACTTCGCCGCCAAGCTCCTCGGGGTCGATGTGGCCCGCCAGGGGGACGACGCCAGCACCATCTGCCCGCGTCAGGGTTTGGTCGGCTTCCGGCCGAAGATCTTTCGCAATTTGCGCTCCACGGTTCTGGCCGGGCACGTCGCCCAGGCCGAGGACAAGTGGGGGGCCGATGGGGTGATCGTCGACGGGACAGGCGGCTGGGGGGCGGGGGTTCTGGATGCCGGCAACGCCATGGGGCGGGTCTGGTTCGATTGCCAGTACGCGGCCAAAGCCTTCTCCCCCAAGTTCGCCAATAAGCGCACTGAGAATGCCTTCCTGTGCGCCGAATGGATCAAGAACGGCGGGGCGCTGCCGTACCTGCCCGGACTGATCAAAGAGGCAACCGCCATCAACTACACCTTCAAGGGCGACAAACTCATCATCGAGCCCAAGGAGGTGATCAAGAGACGCCTGGGGCACTCCACCGACCTGTGGGACGGCTACTGCAACACCTTCGCCTTCCCCATCGCCAAGCGGCCGAAGAACGCCGTCAAGAGGCAAACCGGGGAATACGACCCGGTGGCCAGGGCCGCCCACCAGATGCGCCAGGAACAGGACTACAACCCGGTAGGAGGAATGTGATGTACAATAAGATCGAGAACAATTTTCGGTACCACGCACCGAAACAAGGGCAACCGGAGAAGTACACCACCCTGAGAGAGAAGGCCAAGGAGTTGGCTTACCTCATTGATGAGCTCTGTCCCGACAGCCGGGAGAAGTCCGTCGCCCTGACTGAACTCGAAACGTCGGTGATGTGGGCCAATGCCTCCATTGCCAGAAACGAGTAAGGCCATGCTCAAGGCAGCCGCCTTCATCACCTGCGGAGTAGGAGTGCCCAATCCGCCCCCACCGCCGCCTCCCGCCCCGGAGATGCAGGACGAGGGGGTTGTGACCTCCAGGGACAACGAGCGGCGCAGACGTCGTGCGGCGGCCTCCAATACCTTTTTGACCCAGGGGCAGGAGATGGGTTCCCCGTCGACGGCATCGAAAACCTTACTGGGGCAATAAATAAATGAAGAGCGAGAACCAGCAGATCATCGAGAAGCTGCAGGCGCGAAAAGCGGCGCTGATAACCGAGCGAGCCTCTTTTGTGCCGCACTGGCAGGAGATCGCCGAGTTCATCTCCACCCGCACCTCGCGCTTTCTGCGCTCGGATCGCAACCGCGGTGACAAGGTGAACCAGAAGATCATCAACGAGACGGCGACCCTGGCCCTGCGGACCCTCGAATCCGGCCTGATGGCGGGGATGAGCTCGCCGGCCCGCCCCTGGTTCGTCCTCGGACCGCCCGATCCGGAGATGCGCGAGTTCGGCCCGGTCAAGGACTGGCTCGACACCGTGACCCGGCTGATGCGCGACGTCTTCGCCCGCTCGAATCTCTACTCGGTCCTACCTAAACAGTATACCTCCCTCGGGGCCTACGCCACCGGGGCTTTCGGCCTACTAGAGGATGAAAAAGAAGTCATTCGCTGCTACCCGTTCCCCATCGGCAGTTACATGATCGACTGCAACGAGCGCATGAACGTGGACACCCTCTATCGGGAATTCTCCATGACTGTGCGCCAGCTGGTCGCCAAGTTCGGGGAAAAGAACGTCTCGCCCACCGTCAAGGGGATGTGGGACAACGGCAACTACGGCACCTGGATTCCGGTGGTACACGCCATCGAACCGAACTTCGCCAACCTCCCCGGCAAGCTCGACGCCCGGGACAAACCCTATCTGTCGGTCTACTACGAGGAGGGCCGGGACATCCCCATGCGCCTCTCCGGCTTTGACGAGTTCCCCTCCATCGTCTCGCGCTGGCACGTCAACGGCGAAGACGCTTGGGGCACCCGCTGCCCGGGGATGGACGCCCTGGGAAGCGTCAAGGCGCTGCAGCTGGAGGAGCGGCGCAAGTACCAGGCCATGGACAAGATCGTCAACGGCCCGGTCAACGCCGACGCCACCCTGAGAAACACCGGGGCGGATCTGCTGCCCGGCGGGGTCAACTGGGTTCCCAACCTCTCCCAATCGGCTGGTACTGCCATCCGGCCGATCTACGACATCGACGCCCGGATCATCGACGTGCTGCGCCAGGACATCATAGAGGTCACCCACCGGATCCGGCGGATCTTCTTCGAGGACCTGATGCTGATGCTCTCCCAAGGGGACAACCCGGAGATGACCGCCCGGGAGGTCGAGGAGCGCCACCAGGAAAAGGTGCTGGTTCTCGGCCCGATGATGGAGCAGCAAAACGACGACCTCTTTGACCCGCTGATCGATCGCACCTTCAACATCATGCTGCGCCGCGGCATGTTCCCGCCACCGCCCGAGGAGCTGCAGGGTCTGCCGCTGCGGGTGGAGTACACCTCGGTCATGGCTCAGGCGCAAAAGCTGATCGGCATCGGCGGCATCGAGCGCTTCGTCGGTTTCGTCGGTAACCTCGCCCAGATGCGCCCCGACGCCCTGGACAAGGCCGACATCGACCAGGCCATCGACGAGTACGGCGACATGCTGGGGATTCCTTCCAAGATCATCGTCCCCGACGAGCAGGTCGCGGCCATCCGCCAGCAGCGGGCACAGCAGCAACAGATGCAGCAGGCGGCGGAAATGGCCCCGGCCCTGGCGCAAGGAGCGCAGGCGGCCAAGGCCCTTTCCGAGACCAACGTGCAGGACGTGAGCGCCCTGACGCGGCTGATCGGAGGGGCGTAGATGGACCGGGAGAAGGCCAACCTGTGGCGCGAGCGCGAGATCGAGGACCTCAAGGCCGTGATGGATACCAAAGAGGGACGGCGCTTCATCTGGCGGCTGCTGGGGCAGGCGGGGATTTTTCACCCCTCCTTTGTGGTCGGCGCTCCCGACGTGACGGCCTTCAACGAAGGTGGGCGGAAGCAGGGGCTTAACCTCATGGCCGAGATCATAAGCGAGACCCCCACCAGTTTTTTGACCATGCAACAGGAGGTGATGAACGATGAGCAGCGAAGACGCGAAGAAGAGAAGAATTCTGCCGATTCTGATCGCGGCGATTCTCACGACTGAGGAAGCCGGGGAAGGAGCCGGGGAAGGAGCCGGGGAAGGAGCCGGGGAAGGGACGGGCGAAGGTGAAGGCGCTGGCGAGGGCACCGGGGAAGGTGCCGGCGAAGGCGAAGGCACCGGCGGTGAAGGTGAGGACGAGGGAGAAGGCGAAGGGGAAGGCGACAAGCCGACCGGCGCCCCCGAAGAGTACGACGCTTTCACCGGTCCCGAGGGGATGGAGCTGGACAAGGAGATCCTCGGCGAGTTCAAGCCCCTGGCCAAGGAGCTGAACCTCCCCCAGGAGAAGGCTCAGGCCTTTGTCGATCTGGCCGCCAAGATGATGCAGAAGCAGTTCGACGGTATCGTCGCCCAGCACCAGGAGAAGGTCGGCAACTGGCTCAAGGACGCGCAGCAGGACCCGGAGATCGGCGACGACATAAAGAAAGGTGCGGAGTCTGCCGCCCTGCGGGCCTTCAACACCATCACCAAAGGCGACGAGAAGGCCAAGTCCATGGTGGACGAGCTGGGCATCGGCAATCACCCCGAATTTTTGCGGATCTTCTACAGGATTTCGCAGCACATGCGCGAAGACACCTTTGAAATACCTGGCACCGGAGGCCAGGGCGGGTTCAACGACAAGCTGAACGCCCGCTACCCGAACACAAAAGACTAACCCAAAAGGAAGGAGCACAACCATGAAAGTAGCAATTGTAAGGGGTTCTGCGGTCATCACCTCGACCATGGCGACCACCCACCCGACCTTGCTGGACCTCAAAACCCAGCTCAACCCGGATGGCAGCGTGGCCGATGTCATCGAGATCCTCGACCAGGACAACGAGTGTCTGGATGATCTCGTCATGATGGAGGGCAACCTGCCGACCGGCCACCGGGGAACGATCCGGGCCGGCATCTGCGAGCCCGCCTTCCGTAAGCTCTACGGCCGGGTCCAGCCGTCCAAGAGCGCCTACGTCCAGGTGACCGACAACTGCGGCATGATGGAGGCCTACCCCGAGGTCGACGCCACGCTGGCCAAACTGTCGGGCAACGTCAAGAAATTCCGCTACAACGAGGAGATGGCGCATATCCAGGGTTTCAACCAGAAGCTATCGCGCTACGTCTTCTACGGCAACGAGGCAACCGAGCCCGAGGGCTTCACCGGCCTGGCGCCGCGCTTCAACAGCACCTCGGCCGAGAACGGCAGCAACATCCTGGCTGGCGCCGCCAATGGCGGCGGGGCCACCAACACCTCCATCTGGCTGCTGACCTGGGGGCCGCAAACCCTGCACGGGATCTTCCCCAAGGGGAGCAAGGCGGGGATCTCAACCGATGACAAGGGGGAGGTGACTTCCGAGAACGCCGACGGCCTGATGGAGGTCTTCCGCTCTCACATCAAGTGGGACTTCGGCCTGCATGTGAAGGACTGGCGCTATGCCGTGCGCATCCAGATCGACGCCGCCGCTCTGACCAAGAACGCCGCCACCGGGGGCGACCTGCTCGACCTGATGGCGCAGTCTCTGGACCTGATCCCCAACATGAACGCCGGCCGCACCGCCTTTTACTGCAACCGCACGGTGCGCGGCTTCATCCGTCGGCAGATCATGAACAAGACGGTCAACAGCACCCTCTCCATCGAGCAGCTCACCCGCGCCAACGGCGCCCGCGTCCACCTGCCGATGTTCGACGGCGTGCCCATCCGCCGGGTGGACCAGCTGTTCAACACCGAAGCCAAGGTGGTCTAAACCGATAAGGGGGAGTGACCCTCCCCCTTTACCCTTTTACAGAGGAGATAAAGACGATGAAAAACTACTTCAGTAAACTCGGATGGCTGACGGTGATCGGCCTGGTTCTGGCTGTCGGCCTTTCCTTTTTCGTGCATCCGGCCCTCGCCCTGGTCGGGGTAGCCGGGATGATCCTGGACGAGCGCCTGGAGTTTGCCGACGCCACCGCCCTGGACACCACTGGCGCGGCCACCAAGCTGGTGGGCGACGTGATCGATCTGGGAGCCGCTTCCCGCGATATCGGCCAGGGTGAACCGCTGTACCTGTGCATTCAGGTCGACACCGCCGTCACCTCGGCCGGGGATGCCACCGTCGCCTTCGAGCTGGCGTCCGATGCCCAGGCGGCCATCGCCGTGGATGGAAGCGCTACGTCCCACTTCAAAACGGCGGCCATTGGCAAGGCGAATCTGGTGACCGGCTACAGGGCGGTCATGGTGGCGCTGCCCTCTGGGACCTACGAGCGGTATCTTGGCATTCTGGCCACCGTCGGCACGGCGGCGCTGACCGCCGGCAAGGTCAACGCCTTCCTCACCAAGGACCCCAACGGCTGGAAAGCCTACCCGGACGGGATCTAAGGGCAACCATTAGCGGAGATTAGATATGAAAAAGCTCTGTTTTATTGAGGGGTCGCTCCAGGAGCTGGAACTGGACGAGAAGGGGCGGCCGATC